TTCTTCCTTATAGTGGGCAACAACCAATTATAAACGGAGGAGACCAAATCTCTGCATCGTCTATTCTTGCAGGGAATATCGCCGCAGGTGCAATTACTGCGACAAAAATAGATGTAGCACAATTATCAGCCATTACCGCAGAAATGGGGAATTTAAACGTGGATGAAAAAATAACGATGGATAGTGTAAACAGCGCAATAACAATAGGCATTGATCCTCCAACTAGCGCAACTGCTGGTACTGGTGTATGGATAGATAGGAATGGGATTAGTGCGTTAAGTGCTAGTGTGGTCAATGCAACATTGAATCAGGATGGATTGAATGCTGCTAGTGGAAGTGTAGTTATTAATGCCGAAGGAATTAGTGTAGGATTTCCACAAGATTCTTATTCCGATGAAAATGCTTATAAATTTGCATCTGGTTCGACAGTAACGGGTGGATTATATGGGTTTTATAATTCTGGGAACGGGGCAAATATTCTTTCTTTAAGAGGTGGAGATTCTGGGTATGGTTGGATAAAATTGGACGCAGATTCAATAGATTTTACAATAGCCAATCCTAAGCAGTTTCAATTATACGATTCTGGATCAAGTGTAGCTAGTAGAATAATTATTGCTGGCAAAAAAGAATATAGCAATCCATCTTCTCCTCCTTCTCTTTCATTAAATGCTACTGGCGGAAGCATGACAAGTGGTTCATTTACTTACACTGTTGGCTTTTATGATTCATATGGTAATAGCGCGGTAAGCGGGTCGTCTTATATATATATATCTAGCGGATCAACAAACCAAGTTTCTGTCACTATACCTACTGGGGCTATTGGTGTTGAAGGAAGAAAAATATATAGAAATAATGGATTGCCAAGTGGTGGTGGTGCTATCAGATATTTATTAACTACTATTGCGGATAATACGACTACAACATATCTGGACGGGGCAAATAGTGTAGTCCCATTTTTTACTGAACCTACCACCAATCAAAGTTTTAGTAATCCCCTATTCCCAACCCAATCTCAAATCCTAGGCACAGGTTTCACCAAATCACCAAACACTTCTTACCTATGGACTGTCCAAGCCGCCGCTTATTTTGGTGGTTATGCTACTGATACGGCTGCTGGTTGTGCTGATGGGGATACTTATACGGCTGGGGTGATGTTGAAATCTGGATATTATACAATGAAATTGTACGGTGTGAAGACTACTGATGCTGGTAGTGTTGATATTTATATAGATGGCGTTTTGAATACTACCGCCGCTTTATATAATGCTTCGGCAACATATGGTGTTTATGTCAATACATATATTAATATAGATGTAGATGGCTGGCATGAGATTAAATTTGTTGTAAATGGTAAAATCGCAGCATCCTCAGATTATAGACTATATATTTCTATGGTTGAATTTATGTATTATGGAGAAAGCGTGAGTGGTTATACTTCTGTGTATCCTTTTGCTCAAACTACAACACATGTAAAATCAACAACTTCATATTCAGCCAATTTTGTTCCTTATCTTGCAACAGACCCAACCAAATCTTTGATAGGTGCCAATACTGATAATTCGTGGGTTTGTGCAAATGGTACTACAACTAATCAGAGATTTCATATAGACTTAGGCTCTCGCAAAACGATTAAACAGATTTATTATGAAAATGCTCATAGTTCTGGTGGAACAACAAACGCTGGTGCAAGGAATTTTGTGCTACAAGGTTCTAACGATGCGTCATCTTTTGCGGATTTAACTTATGCCACAGATACTGGTTGGACTGCTATAACTACTGATGTATCAGAGTTTGATCAGCATGTGGCCTCAAATGTTATAGACCCCAAATACGTATCTGTAACTAATGATGTTGCATATAGATACTATGCTTTAAAAATAGCTGATAATTGGGGCAATACATCATATATGTCACTTCGTAGAATTGAATTAAAAACAGAAAATGGAATTCCCGTTTCATAGATTTGTAAAATAGCTTTAAGGAGGGGCATAAAAAGCCCCTCCTAAATTAAATATATAAAAAGGAAAATAAAAAATGCAATTGAAACTTTCTGAAATTAATAATTCTAGAGATGTCTTAGAAAAATTTAAAGATAGACAATTTCCAAGTAAAACAGCATATAAAATTCAGAAAAATATTAGATTATTAGACCCCGAATGGGCACAGTTTGAAATATTAAAAAATGATTTATTTCAAAAATATGGTGAATCTAAAGATGGGACTGGGTTTTTAGAAATCCCTCTTGAAAGCAGAGATGAGTTTTATAAAGAATTTCAAGAATTGATGTCTCAAGAAATTGAAATAATTGGCATTATGCAGATAGGGTTGGATGAATTAACTTTCGATATGACACCTACAGATATGCTGAAAATTGATTGGATGATTGACATAGATTCTTAAGAAAGGAGGATAAAGGAATGAGTTTATATGATGACTATCGTAATACTGATTACCTTGATGATGTTTCATTTATTGCGGGTACAGAATTTACGCTTTATTTTCCTGCGTATGATGCAGTTAGTAAAACCTTATTGAATATAAATGCATCTACTGCAAAATGGGTGTTAGGGTTATATGGTTATCCAGATAATAGCCCATCTATTTTACAAAAGACAGCTAGCATCTATGACGCAAACACTTTTGCAGTTACTTTTACTAGTGATGATACAATAAATTTGGGTGATGATATCTATTTGCAACAAATAGAGATAACTGATTCTGCTGGGAAAAAAATTAGAGCAGCACAAGGAATTGTTATTATTAGAAAGGCTATTCCAATTACGTAAAGGAGGAAAAATGCCAGCAACAATATATGCAATAAATAAAAATTTAAATTACAGTTTTGGTAGCGGTTCTTATATCCAGCCATCAACATGGTATATTGGATTATCAACTACTGCTTTGACTGCAAGTGATACTAGCGGTTCTGTACCGACTGAACCATCTGATGCCGCATATGCAAAAGTTGCATTTGCTAATAATAAAACAAATTGGTCTACTGCCACTTCAGGGTCACTTTATAATTTAACAAGTGCTAGTTTTACACAAAGTAGTACTGATCAGGGAACAATAGTAGCGGTATTTCTCACAGATGCATCAGCAATAAGCGCAGGTAATATATGGTATTATTATACATTATCCCCGGCCATTGCTGTCCAAGCAAATCAAGTAGTGACATTTGAGCCAGGTAAAATAGTTGCCTTGCAAACATAAAGGGGGAAGATGTGGATAATTCAAAAACATTGCCCCTATATATAAGGTCATCTCAAACACTTCCATTATATATGAGCGGGTTCACCTCTTCCAGCAGTTTATCTATGGTAATTTCTGGCTGTCAATCTATAAGTTTTATACCAAGTTTTACATATTATGCATCTGCAAGTTTGATAGGTTCAACAGAAATAAGTTTTGTAACTCCAGAAATCACTAGTGCTTCATATCTTTTGTCTATAAGTGGTAGTTATCAAGATTGTACTGGTAGACTCAAAGATGCAACATTTGATTCAACTGGAGATGTTTTATATATTGGTAGGGATTCTGTTAGTATAAATAAATCTTGGATTCCGTTTACTACAACATTTGGAGTAACAAATGGAATACATTTAATTTCAGCGACTTTGAAAGTTTCTTCATATGATACCCAAACAAAAATAGATGGGGCGCCATGTAAGATAAAGATCGCTTGTGATTCAAAGGCTAATTCTGCATCCCCAATTTCTTGGGCAACACTAAATTCAAAAACTATTACTACAAATTTTTATAGCGATGTTGATGTTGCCACTTGGAATCAAGGCACAATTTATGAAATAGATTTAACAAGTTCCGCATTAAATTTGTTTGGGGGCAGTGCTATAACTTGGACTGATGGAAGTAGAGTTGCGGTTCTTTTGCAGGATTATGGTTCATCTATTGGTTCTTATCGTTCTATTGTTTCATCAGAGGGCGCAGAAGATACTGGTTATCAATCACCAACACTTGAATTAGTTTATGCTGATAATTATTATGTAGACGATGTTTTAGACACATTTATCTGCCAAAATAAACCAACAATTAATTATTCCAATAATACACAATTTACATTTGGTACTTATAAAGGCGTAACTTATGAGGGGCTTATAAAAGTAAATCTGGCATCAATACCAGCTACCGCCACAATTACAAGTGCTTCCTTATGCTTGTATCATGAGGCTAGGGCTGCAAGTATTACAGACACCTTAAATATAAGAAGAATGTTAGTGCCTTGGGATTTATATAGCGCTACTTTCAATAAAAAATATGGCACTGGTGATTGGAGTATTCCTGGTTTGTATTGTGGCGTTGATATGGAATGTACTGCAAATATTGGTTTATTAGCCTTATCTGCCACAGAAGCCAATGGATGGAAAAATATACCTCTAGATATTGCGCTTGTTGAAGAATGGATAAATGGAACATTTGACAATAATGGTATGTATTTCAATCTTCAAGATTATACTAATACCAGGCATACATTTACATCTTCTAGGGGTACAATTAAAGCGAATCATCCAAAGATGATTGTGAATTATACGGTTGGCGGAACCCCTTACACACAAACATTCCAAACATCATAAAATTGATATTTTATCTGTGTGATGGTATAAAAAAATATGCCATCACACAATATATTAAAAGAACAGAGGTGAATATTAAATAATTTAGGAGAAATAATGAATTTACATGAAGCATTGACTTTTTTTAATATTATGGGATGGGTTTGGATGTTTTTTATTTTGGTTTCCTTTTCCCTTTCCGCATTTTGGAATTTCAAATTTTTATATAAAACAAAATGGCAAGGATATTCTTGGATTAAATTATACTCAGCAATAACATCTGTTCTTGTTGTAGCAGCGTATTCTTACGTTTTGTTAAATTCAATTTTTAATAGTGTCACAAATCCTGATTTTTTTGGTGTCATGATTATAAGACCTATTTTTATTTTAGTAGGGGGTGTTTTAGCCTCTAGCGCTAGAGCGAGAATAACATCATTAGAACAGGGAGGCAAGTGAATATGGAAATTGCAGAATTGCAAAATTTAATTGGATGGGTTATAGGTGTTGCTATAGCTGGTATAATTTCAGCAATAATTGGAGTTATATCAATTATTCGTTCTGGAAAAATGTTACCAAGGGATTTAAAAACTGTAGATTTAGAAAATAAAATAAGAGAAACAAATCTCGCAGACCAGTATGAAGAAATTGCAGATAGGGCTGCCCAAAAAGCGTCTAAAATGCAAGAAAAATTTGATGTTCTTGAAATAAAATTAGAAGAATTCAAACAGCAATTAGAGGAACAAAGTAAAATTATTGCTTCACAAACATTGACTATACATGTGCAAAGTGAGAGAATTGATGCACAGGACATAGAAATAGAAAAATTAAAATGTGAAAAAATTAATTCTGATATATACATACAAGAATTAATTAAGCAAATTGAACAAGCCAGCATAAAACCTATAAATCCAAAAGATATAGCGGAGATAAAAAATTGTGATAAAGTTATAAAAAAGAAAAAGGAATAATATGCAAGCTAACGTATGTGGAATATATTGTATAGAAAATATATCAAATGGGAACAAATATATAGGTTATGCAAAAGATATAAGATTAAGATGGATAAACCATAGATGCTGTTTGAAAAATAATAGGCATAGTAACACATATTTACAAAATTCTTACAATAAGTATGGCGAAGACTATTTTAAATATTATATATTACAAGAAATTAATAGTGTTGAATTATTAAAGGATATGGAAATATATTGGATAGCTTATTATGATGCATACGTACTAGATGGTGGAGGCTTCAATATGACAAGAGGTGGAGATGGAATAGCTAGTTTTACTCATAGCGATGAAAGTAAAAAAATAATGTCAGAAAATAACAAAGGATCAAAAAATCCATTTTACGGGAAGCATCATAGTGAAGAATCTAAAAAAAGAAATTCTGAAAATCAACCAGATTTTTTTGGTGAAAATAATCCAATGTTTGGTAAGCCAAGAACAAATGAAGATAAAGAAAAGATATCAATGGCAAACACTGGTAAAAAATTACATAAAAATACATCCAGTTCGCACGTTGGCGTATATTATCAAACCAATAAGAATAAATGGCAAGCAAGAATTACCATTGATAAAAACAGAGTACATCTTGGATTTTTTGATACAGAAAAAGAGGCCATATTAGCTTATGACATCAGAGATTTTTTTGAAAAAATATTAAAAACTGAAAAGAGAAAATAATGGGAATAGTATTTAATAATTTTGCAATACGTGGGATAGATGTTAGTGGTTTCAATGAGACTATGAGTTGGGATAAGGCGGTGGAAAAGAATGTAAACTTTTCTGGAATTAGGGTTGGGTATGGTAGGTCGACAGACATACAATTTCAAAATAATTGGGCTAATGCAAAAAATAAGGTTTTACGTATGCCATATTGGTATATGGATTATTACTCTAATTATAACCAAAATAGTCCAGTTTATAAAATGTCTGATGCTAATTGGGGAAAAGAACAGGCAAAAAATTGTTGGAATTTGATTAAAAATGACCCCGATTGCTCTATTGTTTGGCTAGATATAGAGAGCGGAGGAGCATCCTATTCCCCACCTATTTCTACAGTACAAGAAAGAGTTCTCACCATAGCCAGATCATTTTTAGAACAAATGGATATCTTGAATAGTAAATTCAATGGCATATATTGCTCTATTGGTTTATTATCTTGGTTTTATAAATGGTTTAGAGACCGCCCCTTGTGGGTGGCTTGGTATAATGAGAGCCAAACCACTTCCAGCGTTCTAAGAAATGCTGCCGCATATGGATGGACTGGAAAAGTTTTAATCTGGCAATATGCATCTGATGGTGATGCATCTGACGATGGAATAGGCGATGGATTTTCATTTGGTTCTTGTGGCAGATGGTTGGATTTAAATGGCTGGGTTTCTAGTGAAGATGAATATAAGGAATTCTCAAATAATTCTTCTATTATAATCCCAGAACCAACCCCTAACCCAGACCCATTACCTAATACTCCTTTATATAGTATAAAAATATTTGTAAAAAATCTAAATGTTAGAAGTTCCCCTGAAATAAAATCTGGGAATATTTTAAGAACTATTGGTAACGTTGAAATGAGAATATATGAGGAAGAAAATGGTTGGGGTAAAATTAGTTCAACAAATTCCGAATGGGTTTCATTGGACTCAAAATATTCAATAAAAATAAATGGTGAATCAAATATGTGGATTGTTACTGCTTATAATGGTTTGAATATTCGTTCTCAACCAACCATATCATCATCAAAAATTGGTGCGCTACCATTCAATACTAAATTCTTGGTATCTTCTATGTCAGAAGGATGGGGGAAATTATATGATAAAGATGGTTATGTTTCCCTTATTTATGCAAAGCAAATTTAAAGGAGTATAAGTGACGTATCCAAAAGGAATAATGTTGTATAGTGACCATGTGAAAACATCTGAATATTTGAATATACCTAAAGAGATAGATTTTATTGTAGCTGTTGCTTTATCTGATATGAAAGCTGAATATGGTTTTCATAAACATGTAAAAGAAGCTTATGATGCAAATATTCCTTGTCTAGCATTGATAAATGTTGATTTTAGTGTATATATTGGCATGTTTAGTTTGGGCAACCCCTTGTGGAACGAACCAACTTTCAAAGACCCATATTTGAAAATATTAAACCCATTAATATTAAATTCTGATCAATTGATGGTCAGAGATGGTATAAATGGAATTATAATAAATTTAAGGGGTTATGATAAAAAAAAGGTGCCTGGTGTTTGGGTAAGTGGAACTGCTAAACATTTAAAAGAAATATTTCAAGACAAATATTTTGGAATACCAATATATTATTTAACTGACGCTGGGGTTACAAAGGAATACCCATCAGGAGACCCATGTGTATTTTTTTCAACTGAAAAAATGCTTTCAACTTATAGTGCGGCTTCTTCTTTGACTAAAGGGAGCGGTTTGGTTTTAGAAGGACTTGGGAAGCCAATTCCAAATTGGATTGGAATAAAGTTTTGGTGGTATGGATCGCAAATCTTTGACTTCTTAAATGGTTGCACATCTAAGGTGGCGCCTATTATGGAATATAGAGCATCTTTATCATCATTGTATAGAGAAATAGGTTTTGTCCCAAGAGAAATCCCTGAAGAAACTGATATTATTATTGATGAAAATGAAGATGATAATATTATTGATACTGGAGATTTATCTTTTGTCATAAACAAACTTGAAAATATAGAAATTATATTAAATAAAATATATTCTTATATTTCAAAATAATAAATAAAATACCCTACTAATTAGAGTAGGGTATTTTTTTACCATTTTTAAGATTCTAGAATAATTCTTTCTGCATCCAAATCTCTATTCAACGCATTCTCTTGCGTAAATTTTTCAGGATATCTGCATTCTAATTTAGCTACGTTTGTTGCTATAATATTTTCTAAATCAAAATTATTAATTCTGCAAAATGAAGCAATATAAAACATTAAATCGCCAATTTCTTCTTTTACATTTACCCAATCAATATCTTTGCCATATGCCATATCTTTTTTGAATACATCTACTAATTCTCCAACCTCAGTAGTCATACCCATAATCATATGAAAATTATCTAAATTTTTATTTTCTAATTTAGCACAAGTATTTTCTGTCCATTTACAATATTCTTTTAAATTCATATTATCCTTTATAAATCATATGCTGGGGATGTATTTTGTTCAATTTCTGATTTACAACCAAGACATTTTTTCTTACCACTAATTTCTACAAGTTCATTTCCGCAAACAGGGCATTTATCTTTTTTAAGCGCTTTTGGTGTCAATACTTGAACCTTGCGAGACTCATTCCTGTACATGGCGACTCCTTTGCAACCAAGTTCCCATGCTAACATTCCTGCTTTTGCCATAGTATCTCTATGTGTCATTTTGGGGAAATTGATTGTTTTGCTAACACCAGAATCTACATGTCTTTGAGCAGCTGCTAATGTTTGGATATGTTCTTCCCAAGTAACTTCTGTGCCACCATTTGATGATACAGCACAACGGAAATAATCCTTATCTGCCAAATCATTTTCAAAAGTATAACTACCAGTTTTGTCATTGCGAACAGTTATTTCAGAAAAAATTGGCTCAATACCCGATGAGCAACCAGCAATTAAACTAATGGTGCCAGTTGGAGCTATGGTTAGAATTGTGATATTTCTACGTGGATTTGATAATTTAGTACATTCTGTGGGAATTCCTAATTTTTTGCCACGTTTTTCAGATTCATCTAGTGCTATATCATAAATAAAACTAAGAATTTTTTCTAGTTCTTCAATTGCTTTTTCTGAACCATATGCAGTTTTTCTTACCAATAAATAATCAGCATAAGCCATTATCCCCAGCCCAATAGGACGGTTGGATAAACTCCACTCTTCGATTTCTTTAGTTGGGTATGTAGTCTTATCAATAACATTATCTAAAAATTCAACTGATAATCTCGTTGCTAATTCTAATTTTTCCCAATCAATTTCTTTATCTTTATTTAAGAACTTAGCGATATCTAAAGAACCTAAATTACATACGCCATTAGGCGGAAGCGGTTGCTCCGAGCAGGGATTGGTTCCAAAAATTTCTTGTCCAACTTCGTAATATGGGGATTTATTAATCGCATCTTGGAATAAGATTCCAGGCTCACCGTTTCTCCATGCGCCATCAATAATTAAATCATATACCGTTTTAGCATCATATTCTTGGTACTTTACTCCGTTGAATTCAGTCCAAAACGTTTCCCCATTTTTTACCGCATTCATGAATTTATCATCAACAACTACTGACATATTCGCATTAGAAATTCTATTTTCTTCTGCCTCTTCGGTATCGCCATGTTTTGCATTTATAAATTTTATAATATCTGGATGAAAAATTGACTCTGTAAACATAATTGCCATTGACCTAACCTACTGTTACTTGATGACCTATTTACATAGGCGAGTAAATATTTCTATTTACTTCTGCAATTTTTTTTGTCATATTTGCAGAGCAGACTATACCATTATCT